CAAGACGAGCAATCATATACACATTTAGTTTTACAACTAAGTTTTATCTATATGGCCCAATTACTTCTTCAAGTGTTATCAAAACTGTTACCGTCGATCAATATACAAATATGCCTGCGGTTACTCCAACAAGAGAACAAAGATATACGGTAACACCTTCCCCATCAACTGCTGACGCTGATGATGATTTTGGATTTAATGAAACCACATCGTTCTTTCAAGATGCAAAAAATTATGATCCAGTATCAGACACGGATGTTAAAAAAGGTGGATAATTTATATGAGCAATGTAACTAATTTAGTAGATGAAGCTTTAGGAATATTTGACCCTGTAAAATCTGCATTTAAAGAAACTGCAAAAACTCCGTCTAAAGTGCCTACGGTGATTACACCAGCTTCTTCTGAAGACGATATTGATAATGATTATAAGTATCAAAGAGAAAATCTTTATAGTCTAATTGAACGTGGTCAAGATGCTATTGATGGTATTTTAGAACTTGCAAAAGAAGGTGAGCATCCACGAGCATATGAGGTTGCACTTAACGGTATCAAGCAAGTAGCTGATGTTACAGAGAAACTTGCTGATTTGCAAGATAAAATGAAAAAACTCAAAGAAGTACCTGGCAGTAATGCACCAAAGAGTGTTACCAATGCATTATTTGTTGGATCAACTGCTGAATTACAAAAGATGTTAAAAGGTAAAACTGATGGTTGAAGCTACCTATCTAGGTAATCCTAATCTTAAAAGAGCGAATGTAACTCAAGAATGGACTAAAGAAGAACTTGTTGAGTATCAAAAATGTATGGACAATCCATTACACTTTATTGAAAATTATGTAAAAATTGTTTCTCTTGATGAAGGATTAGTTCCTTTTAAAATGTATTCCTTTCAAAAAGAAATGGTAGGAACATTTCACAATAATCGTTTTACTATATGTAAATTACCAAGACAGTCTGGTAAATCTACAACTATGATATCTTATATATTACACTATGCATTATTTAACCCAAGTGTAAATATTGCAATTCTTGCGAATAAGGCTGCAACTGCCAGAGATTTGTTAAGTAGATTACAACTTGCATATGAACATTTACCAAAATGGTTGCAACAAGGAGTAATGTCATGGAACAAAGGGTCTTTGGAACTGGAAAATGGCTCAAAAATTCTTGCATCATCTACTTCAGCATCTGCTGTTCGTGGTGGTTCTTACAATATTATCTTTCTTGATGAGTTTGCATATGTGCCGTCAAATGTAGCAGAACAATTTTTTAGTTCTGTATATCCTACTATTTCATCTGGTAAGACAACAAAAGTAATGATTGTTTCTACACCTCATGGTATGAATATGTTCTATAAATTATGGACAGACGCAGAAAACCAAAGAAACACATATATTCCTATTGAAGTTCATTGGAGCGAAGTGCCTGGCCGTGATGAGGAATGGAAAAAAGAAACAATTAAAAATACTAGTGAACAACAGTTTAATACGGAGTTTGAATGTCAGTTCCTTGGTTCGATTGATACACTTATATCACCAAATAAACTAAGAACACTTGCATATAAAAGACCTTTACAGTCTAATGCTGGACTCGATGTTTATGAACAACCAAAGGAGGGCAATACATACCTTTTAACAGCTGATGTGTCTAGAGGGGTCGCTAACGACTACTCAGCGTACATTGTGTTCGATGTTTCCCAAGTTCCTTATCGTATTGTTGCAAAGTATAGAGACAACGAAGTTAAACCTTTATTGTTTCCACAAAAAATACATCAAGTCGCAAAGGCATATAATACTGCATTTGTTCTTATTGAAGTAAATGATATTGGTGAACAAGTTGCAAACTCTATGCACTATGATATGGAATATGACAATATGATTATGGCATCTATGCGTGGTCGTGCTGGTCAAATACTTGGTGGTGGTTTTTCTGGAGGTAGAGCTCAGTTAGGTGTAAGAACAACTAAAGCAGTTAAAAAGATTGGTTGTTCTAATTTAAAACAGTTAATTGAAGATAATAAGTTAATTGTAGAAGATTATGATGTAATCAATGAACTATCCACATTTATTGTTAAGGGGTCATCTTTTGAGGCAGATGATGGATGTAATGATGACTTGGTTGCGTGTATGTTTATTTTTGGTTGGTGTACAGATCAAACTTATTTTAAAGAACTAACTAATAATGACATAAGAGAGCAAATGTATAGAGAAAATCAAGATCAATTAGAACAAGATATGGCTCCATTTGGATTTATGATTAATGGATTAGAAGATGACAATATTGGCGAAATAGTTGATGAATATGGAACAAGATGGAGTCCTATAGTTAGACAATATGATACTAATTGGTAATGAGAAGAGGAAATAGAAAAAGAATATCGTGGGATGATATAGAATCACCTTGTGTTAAAATATGTAAAATTATAGATAATAATTGTATAGGTTGTTATCGTACAGCTGAAGAGATAAGTGAGTGGGTTTGGTTGACACCAGAAAAAAGAACAGAAATAATTAAAGAAATTCAATCAAGTCGTTGTCTAACTTAATCCAACAATTAAAACAAACTACTTTACACTCGTTCATTAATTTGTGAACTTCTTTTCTACTTTCATCATTAATTCCAACACGTTTTGCAATCTTACGAATTTCTACATCATGGGGGTATAATTTTAGACAAACGGTTTCACTTTCACCACAATGAATACAAAATTCTTCACCAAGATGATTGTTTAACCATGCAACTCTTTTACGGTAGTTTCTACGAGCTACCTTTTTAATTGTCTCTTTATACTTCTCATAATGTGTTTTCATACGTTTATTTATAAGTTTTGAATCATATAAAACCCAGTTTTTAGAAACTTCGTTTTTATAAATACTTGGGATAAACAAAGACTACAAAGACTATTATAGTCTATCTACTAGTTAAAAGGAGCAAAAATCATGGCATTTTTAGTATCTCCTGGCGTACAGGTTAAAGAAGTTGATTTAACCAATGTAGTGCCAGCTGTTGCCACCTCAATAGGTGCTATCGGGGGAGCCTTTGAAAAGGGGCCCGTATCTTCCGTTGTTACTATTTCTTCAGAAGAAGAATTAGTAAAAATATTTGGTAAACCTGTTTCAACTGGAAATCAGTTCGAAACCTTTTTTACCGCTGCAAATTTCTTGCAGTACTCAGACTCACTACGAGTTGTTAGAGCAGAAAGTGGCATATTAAATGCTGGTGCAAACTCTGGAATACTTATTCGTGATACTGATCATTATCAAGACAGTTTTCAAGATGGTCAAGGTTCTCATGGAGAATGGTCAGCAAGAACTGCTGGAACACATGGTAACTCACTTGGTGTAGATATATGTGGAAGTGCAAGAGCATATGAACAACCATTAGGAACACTAAACTTAGTGAATGGTGCTGGTGCAATTGGTGACTTGAATATTACAGTTGATGACCAAGATGCAGCAAACGCTGTAATCGCAGCAACTGATATTATTTCTTTCCAAACAAATAACTCTGTTACTGCTCTTGTAAATGGTGCAATCACAATTCCCACTAAAAATCTAGTTGTAGATGGAAACTCTGGTACAGCTGCAGTTGGACAAAGAGTAATCGGTGCTGGTATATCTGATGGTGGTGAAGTTGTTAAAATTAAAACTGTTACATCACAGACTGCACTTATTCTTGATAAAGCAATTACAGTTGCAGATAATGCACCTCTTGCATTTACAACAGATGCACAAGTAGAATCTGGTGGACAAGAGTATGAAGTAACTTCTGTTTCTGGAGAAGTTTTAACACTTCGTTTACTTGATGACCCTGCTGGTGGTGGATTACAAACAATCATTCCAGACAACTCATTTATCACAAGACGTTGGAGATTTTCTGACTTATTTGATACAGCTCCTAGTACATCTTTATGGGCTACTGCTAATGCTCGTGGAGAAAAGGACGAACTTCATGTTGCAGTATATGACATAACAGGTGATATTACTGGATTTGATGTTGATGTTAAAGGACAAAGAACTAATGCAGTAATCGAAATATTTCCAAATATGTCAAAGAACCCTAATGCAAAAACTGCACAAGGTTCTAACAACTATTATTCAGAGGTTATATATGCACAGTCCTCATTCATTTACTGGACAGATCATATCTCTGCTGGTAGTAATTGGGGTACAGATATTGCAACAGGAACAGACTACACATTAGTAAGTGGAGTTAATGTTGATGCACTAACTGGTGGAACAGACGATTATTCTGTAACTGCTGGTGAATTAGAACTTGCATACGATAAGTTTCTAGATACAGAATCATTAGACATAAATCTAGTTTTAGGTGGTGCATCAAGTATTGTTGCAGACACAGAAGCTGGAATGGACACTCATGTAACAATGATTAATTCTCTTGTAGAAAGTCGTAGAGATTGTGTGGGATTTGTTTCTCCATATCGTGCTGCGACAGTCGGTGTTGCAGACCCAATTGATGCAACTAAAAATGTTATTGATGGGTTTAATACTTGTCCAAGTTCATCTTACATGGTATTCGATAGTGGATACAAGTATATGTATGATAAATATGCTGATGTATTTAGATTTGTTCCATTAAATGGGGATACTGCTGGTCTTTGTGCAAACACAGACAATGTTGCAGATGCATGGTTCTCTCCTGCTGGATTTAATCGTGGTAGAGTTCGGGGTGCAGTTAAACTTTCATATAACCCAACTAAATCACAAAGAGATCAACTTTACAAAGCAAGAGTTAACCCAGTTGTTAACTTCCCAGGCCAAGGTGTAACACTCTTTGGTGATAAGACTGCATTATCAAAACCAAGTGCATTTGACAGAATTAACGTCAGACGACTATTCTTGGTTCTTGAAAAAGCAATCGCAACTGCTTCTAAATTTCAACTCTTTGAGTTCAACGATGAGTTTACAAGAGCACAATTTAGAAACTTAATAGAACCATTCTTACGAGAGGTTCAGGGCCGAAGGGGTATAACAGACTTTAGTGTCGTATGTGATACTGGAAATAATACTGGTGATGTCATAGACAGAAACGAGTTTGTTGCCGATATCTTTATTAAACCTGCTAGAGCCATTAACTTTATTACTCTAAACTTCATCGCCGCAAGAACGGGCGTTGCATTTAGTGAGATAGGAGGATAACATGGCTAGTAGTATAGACAGCTTTAAAGCAAACTTAAAATTCGGTGGAGCAAGAGCCAACCAATATAGGGTATTCGTTACTCCACCATCATTCAGTGGACTTGGATTGGATACAACAGTAACTTCTTTTCTGTGTACTGCAACAAATCTGCCTGCATCAACTTTAGGTGAAATTGCAGTTCCTTTTAGGGGTAGAAACATATACGTTTCTGGTGATAGACCAGCTCCTGAGACATGGACTACAACATTCTACAATGATACAGACTTTATGATCAGAAACGCAATGGAACGATGGCATGAAGGTATAAATGGGTTTGAATCTAACTTATCAAATGCAGGAGCTAAAACCCCAGCTGGATATCAAACTGATTTAATTGTAGAACAGTTGGACAGAGATGATGCTATATTGAAGAGATACACTTTTAAAAATGCTTATCCATTGACAATTTCTGCGATTGAATTAACAAGTGCAGAAGCTGGTGAAATTGAAACCTTTGAAGTAACTTGGAGATATCAACACTTTAAACCTTCTGGTGTTATTTCGGGAGAATCATTTGGCATTGGGCCACAATAATTAAACCTACTAAATAAGACATACTAGTAGGAGATATTATGGCTGAACTTTTTGGTTTTAAGTTTGAACGTGCTAAATCTAGCGATTCTCAAGATAAGTTTACTGAACCTAGTTCAGATGACGGAACTCTTGAGGTCGCTGGTGGCGGCTTTTACGGACAA